TTGCGTACAGTCGCAAGTGCAATGATCTGTAACTTACACTTGTTACATGTTGTTACATGTTGTTACATGTTGTTACGTGTTGTTACATGTTGTTACATGTTGTTACATGTTGTTACGTGTTGTTACGTGTTGTTACGTGTTGTTACGTGTTGTTACGTGTTGTTACATGTTGTTACATGTTGTTACGCGTTGTTACGTGTTGTTACGTGTTGTTACATGTTGTTACGTGTTGTTACATGTTGTTACATCTCGTTACGATTCGGACGGGCGTGGCGTTGCGTTTCGTTACAACGCGGCAGACCATAGACCACAAGGCGAAATCCGTCTCCTAGTGATCCCCACACTATATTCTATAAATTCTGATCCTAGCATTATCTACTGGCACATTTATTTTCACCATTGGCATGCACGAGCATCCATCACACTGTATAATCGCGTGATGAGCCTCTTGCCTGCCCCTCAGAGGTCGCAAAACCTGCGGTCCTCCCCCCTTGACGAAGTTGCCGGACCTAACAAGGTCAACCGGCAGCTCAGAGAGGTCTTTCGCGAGGCATTTGACCACCTCGGAGGCGCAGAATGGCTTGTGAACTTCGCCCAACAGAACGACCAGAACGCCCGCGTGTTCGTCCAGGCGATCAGCAAGCTTCTCCCCGCCTCCGCTTCCCCCTCTGAGACTGGGAAGATCATCCTAGACATTCCCTGGTTGACGCGCGATCGCCTCGCCTACAAAGAAGGACCTATGGATGCGGACATTTCCGATGTGTTGCCTAAGGTGAAGGATTCCGCGTGACAGACGAGGAATACGCGGCCAAGCTAGCCCTAGTGGGTAAGCTGCGGCAGCGTGCCTCCCCCCGTAACGAACATGCGTCCGCGCGTATACGTGGGTTTACTGAGGGCCTCACGGGGGAAGAAAACCCGAGTGGTGCGCTGGATAACCCGCAGTACGCCGAAGATGCTCGTGCGGGATTCAACGCCGGAAACTGGACGAGTCTTGCTTCAGATAGTCCTGTAGGGCCAACCGGTGTGGCGGCAGGTTTAGGTAAAGCTGCGCTCTACGCCGGGGCTCTGCGCAAGAACCTCCAGGCTGTAACCAGTCACTCTGTGCAAGGTTTGACTGATCCGAGCGGAAAACTAGTTCGCGAGCTGTATCACCCCTCTTTTGGCATAAGCTCGGATGAGCTAAAGGACTTTGCCGAAGAAGGTACGATGCTCATTCCGCGTCTCGGGAAGTTTGATCCTAAGACCGAGAATACCGTGCTGACGGGCATCGACGCCTGGACTCCGCGGCACCAGTCAGCCGCAGGTAAACGCATCGATAGCATCTCGCCTGCAAATTTAAACCTGCCAGACTACAAAGCGCTGATAGCAGAAGCGCGTTTAGCAGATAAGTTCTACCCAAATTTCCCGCTAGGCGGAATTGGTGCAGAGTCACATCTAAAAAGTAGAAACGTAGCGCACATACTCCCCCATTACGGCGAAATAGATCCTGCCGACAAGCAAATGATGCTTGCCAAAGCGCTTCGCACGCAAACGCGAGCTGCGGATATGATGAACAAGATGCGGTTTTACGCCGTAGGTCCCCGTTTTCAGAGCTTTAAGCACTACGAGACCTCTCCGGTCGGCGCAGCGCGCTTGGACGGCGGACGTGCAGATTATTTCGCCAAAGATGAAGCGCTAAGCTTTGTAAACTACTTGGCTCGTGAGGGCACCGGCGAGCTAGTGGACGACATAGACAAGCTAGTACCAGCATTAAAAGATCTAGTCAAGCTTGGCGGTAATGTAGGCAAAGGTGCTGCTAGTCATCTAAGTGACTTGCGCAAAACTATGTCTGAGTATGGCGAGCTAAAGGCGTTTGGGCCCGTGGGTGTGAATGCGGAGAACTTCGCCGGTCTCATCCTGCCACCGGACTACGACCGTACACAGCATGGCAAAGACATGGTTAACGCGCTTCGTGCTGGTGCAGAAAAGCGCGGCATTCAAACCTACACACCACCTTCGCTGATCCACCCACAAACCGGTGGTCCGATGAGCATAGACGATGCTGAGTACTTCGAAGACTATGTGGCTGCCTACCACGACCTCATCAAGAAGCATAACTTGACTGCAGCGCGCCAGATGCAAGAGGCGGCAAAGTAATGGGTCTGAAGTACACGCCCCGGGAGCAGTTCAAGGCCTTGCATAATCGCAAGCAACGCTGGGCCGTCTTGAACACGCATCGCCGAGCTGGGAAGACCGTGGCGCTCGTGAACGATCTGATCTACGGGGGCCTGGAGTGTCGCCTCCACAACCCGCAACTTGCGTACATCGGCCCCACGTACTCGCAGGCCAAGAAAGTCGCCTGGCAGTATCTGAAGGACTACGCCGAACCTTACCTTTCGAAGCCACCTCAGGAAGCGGAACTGAAGGTTACGCTCAAGAACAATGCAACCATCTATTGCCTGGGGGCGGATAACGCTAATACACTCCGTGGAATGTACCTCGACGGATGCGTCCCGGATGAGTACGCGCTGTTCCGCCCAAGCGTCTTCAGCCAGGTTATCCGGCCCGCGCTTTCCGATCGCAACGGTTGGGCTATTTTTGCCTCCACGCCTCAGGGAAAGAACCTCTTCTATGACGTGGTCCAAAAAGCCAAGCAGTTCCCTGCAGAGTGGTTCCACCTACACCTCCCCGCCGACACTTCTGGAATAATCGCAGCGCGCGAGCTGGAAGATCTCCGTAGGGACATGGATCCCGAGGAGTTTGCACAAGAGTATCTCTGCTCGTTTGACTCCGCCTTGAAGGGCGCGATCTACGCAAGCGAAATTAACTCGATGTTTCTCGAAGGTCGGCTCAAATCTGGCCTCTACGATCATGCATTACCTGTCTACTGCGTCTTTGACCTTGGTTTCACAGATGCGACCGTCTGCATCTGGTTCCAGGTGCACCATTCTGGCCCCCGCATCATTTCCGTCGACGCTACTACTGGTGTAGACATCTTCTCGCACATCGAGAAGATCTTGCAGTTCTCAGGTACCGTTGAGTATGTGTTCCTCCCCCACGACGCAAGGGCGAAGAACCTCCAAACCGGCAAGTCGATCGTCGAGCAGTTCCTTTCAGAGGGTCTCGAAGTCCGGATGATTCCGAACCACAAGGTGCGGGATGGCATTTCGGCAGTCCGCAAGCTCTTCCCCACTGTGTGGATTGATCCGGATACGACCGGAGATCTAGTAGAAGCGCTTAAAGGATACCGCCGGACTTGGGACGACAATAAGCTCATGTTCAGCGATACTCCGCTCCACGACTGGTGCTCGGACTTCGCAGACTGTTTCCGATACTTTGCACTCGCATGCGGACAGTTGGGTGTGGTGCTGAAGTCTGTACCACGAATCGCGTCTAACGACCCCATCCAGGAAGCCCTTACGAAGTCAGGTTTCCATCTCCAAGGTATGTTTGAAGACCAAGAGAGTCGCTCTGCGATTCTGAGGATAGCATGATGACCAACGAAGTCTCCACCCCCGAAGCGCGTACTCCCGTCCAGATCTGGGCTGATGAGATCGTAGCGGCCGAGAAGGAGCTGAAGAAGTTCCACGAGCGGGGGCGTAAGGTCACCCGGCAGTTCTTGGATGAGCGCGACCTGCTCACGAGTCCGCAGAAGTGGTTCAATGTGTTCTATGCGAACACCAACATCCTGGAGTCTGCGCTGTATGCCCAATTACCTAAGCCGGCTGTCTCCCGCCGCTTCACGGACTACAATGATGACGTCGGGCGTACCGCGGCGCTCATCATCGAGCGTTGCATTACGCAGGACTTGGACGACCCTACTGACCTGTTCGATGCTACGATGCGCCACTGCGTGCAAGATCGGTTGGTACCTGGCCTTGCTCAGGCGTGGCTACGTCTGGAAACGGACACCGAAGAGATCAGCGTCCCGCCCACACCGGGAAATGACGTAGACGGACCAGATGACAAGGAAGAAGCCGAGCCCGCGTTGCGGATCACCGACCAACGAGTTGTGATCGACTACATTTTCTGGGAAGACTTCCTTTGGAGTCCGTGCCGGGTCTGGGCTGAGCGTCGTTGGGTAGCCCGCAAAGCCTACATGACGCGCGAGGAGCTCATCGAGCGCTTCGGTGAGGATATTGGCAAGCTCGTACCTCTGGATTACGTCCCAAAAGAGACCGGCGGGATGATCCAGCCTGTGACGCCGGCCGAGGATGTCCTCCAGAAGGCTGTGGTCTACGAGATTTGGGACCGCCAGAAGCGCGAAGTCATCTGGTACAACAAGGGCATGCAGAAGTTGCTCGACAAGAAGGAAGACCCGCTCAAGTTGAAGGGTTTCGAGCCTTGCCCAGAGCCGATGTTGGCGAACTTGTCAACCAGCAACACCATCCCGCGGCCTGATTACTACATGATCCAGGATCAGTACCAGGAACTGGACTCA